GTGGACAAGCAGGACCTCGTTCACTACGTGGAAACGTATTAGGTCTTGACCTTTACGTAGATCCAAACGCAGTAGCAACAACTATTGACGAATCAGCATTTATTGTTGTTCCATCATCAGTTGCAATCTACGAAAGCCCAGTACTACGTCTATCAACCAACACACCAACATCAGGTGAAATCGAAACCGCTCTGTACGGCTATATGGCTACAGGAGTTTTGGTATCTGGTGGAGTTAGACGCTTCAACCTAACCTAATCCCTAGGTTAAAAACGTGAGGGTGGTTCGCCCCTGTGCCACCCTCACCCCTAAACGAAAGGAAAGAAAATGCCAGTAATCGTTACAGCAGCACAATTAAGAGCTGTACTTGGTGTTTCATCTTCCCTTTACAACGACGCAGCACTTGACGACATTATTAACACTTCAGAAGACGCTATAGGTGATTTTCTTATACAACATAAAGTAGCAATCGACTATCACAGAAACGAAACAACAACAAAAGCAATAATTCACACAACAACTCCACATAGATTTTACGTAGGACAATCAATAGTTCACACAGGTGTAGAAGCACACATTAACGGATCTAAAACAGTCACAGAAATTGTAGACTCATACACATACAAAATTACAACAACTTCTTCAACAGCACACACAGAATTTTATGCAGTAATCCCAAATGGAACAGCAGCAGCAAACGACCTTTCACAATACTCAGGCGTAGACGCAATTCAAGAAGCCGTACTACAAATTGCCATTGACGTATTTCAATCAAGACTAGCTGCAGGTGGCACACAACAAGCCCTAGATTACACACCAGCCCCATATCGTATGGGCAGAACCCTTTTGTACAAAGTCACAGGTTTAATAAGCAAATACATAGACTCCAATAGTCAAGTCGGTTAATCTATGGCTTTATCAGACCTTAGATCAACACTTAAAACAGCATTAACCTCAAACACAAACTATTCTTGCTATGACCACGTTCCAGAGATCATAATTCCACCAGCTTGTCTAATTTTGGCTTCTGACCCATATCTTGAACCAATGGTTATAGGCAATAGCAAAAACTATTACGTAAGACTAACCCTAGAAATTGTTAGTACCACGTATTCAAATCCAAGTGCATTAAAAAACTTGGAAGATGACATAGAAACAATTTTAGGACTGATTCCGTTAAACTATCTAGTATTATCGGTTAGTAGCCCTAGAATTAGGCAGACAAATAGTACTGATCTATTAACTGCTGAAATACAACTACAAACAGCCTACACAGGCTAAGAAAGGCAACAAAATGGCAACAACAGTTTTAAGTGGTCGTCAACTGATATTGAAGATAGCCACAGTTAACTATTCAGAACAAATTTTGAACTCTGCTTTAAACTTTGCAACTGAAAGATTAACTTTTGACACCCTTGCAGGTAAAGCATTTAAATACATTGATTCAAACGTAACTTTGGATATGACATTCTTAAATGACGCTGGTGAAACAGTAAGTCTTTACAAAGCACTCTGGAACGCAACAGAAAGTGCACCAGATACAGTTTTGGCTTTTGAATTAACCTTGCAAACAGGTGTCACAATGACAGGAAGCGTATTACCACAATACCCAAGCATTACAGGTAGTGGCGCAGATGCACAACAATGCTCAGTATCACTACAAGTTGTAGGAATTCCGACAGAAGACCTAACCAAATAATCAAAGAACAGGGGCACACAAATGCTTAAATTAAAATTACGTTGGGAAATAGAAACAGGTGAAGTTTATGAAGAATGGACTAGACCTAATGAACTTGCCCAAGCAGAAAAAGAACTATACAACAATCGTTCCATTATTAAAATTCTTACTGAAGAAAGTAGCCCAAGTAATCAACTTCTTTTATTCTTGGGTCACAAAATCCAGCAACGTGTCACAAAAAAGATGGAAAACTTTGACACTTGGAAATCAACAATTACCGATATTGCAGCTGTTGATTTTGAGACAGCAAATTTTACCAAGCCCGATCAGTCGGGCGTATAGCAGTCGAACTGGCTATAGCAACTGGGATACCACCAGACTATTGGCTCAATGCAGAACCCGATTTATGGGCAACAGCTATAGACGTATTGAACGAGCGCAATAATGGCTAAAGCAATTAGTCTTATTCCAGTTGACAAAGATTATAAAGGTTTATTGCGTGCGTTTGGCAAAATGGACGATATTGCAAAAAACGATATGAAAAAGATTGCACAAGAATTAGCAGAACGTGGTGCTGCTTATGCTGAAGGTTCTGCTTCACGTGCACCATATAACCCTAAACAAGCTGTTGCAGTTGCTGAATCAATTAAAGTATCTAAATCAGATAAAGCACCATCTTTTAGTATTGGTGGTCGTGGCAAAGTTGGCTCTAGTGCTTTTAGTGCAGGTTATGTGATAATGGGTTCAGAGTTTGGATCTAAACAATACAAACAATTTCCGAAGCGTTCACCATCTCAAGGCAGAGGTAATCGTGGTTGGTGGTTGTATCCTGCTATGTCTAGATTTCAACCAATTATTGCAAAGGAATGGTTAGCAGGTTATGAGAAAGTTAGAGATGCTTGGGTGGGTAGGATTTAATGGCTGATATTAGGACACTCAAACTTGCTTTACTTGCTGACACAAAAAATTTTATTGACGGCTTGGATAAAGCTGATAAAGAAACCAAAACTTTTACAAACAAACTTGATGATGCCTTAAAAGTTGGTGCACAAGCATTTTTAGCCGTTGGTGCTGCTGCTGGTGCTATGGCAGTCAAGATTGGTATAGATGCTGTTAAAGCTGCTGGTGAAGATGAAAAAGCCCAGAAGACTCTTGCTCAAAGTTTACGTAACACAGTTAAAGCAACAGATGGACAAATTAAAAAAGTTGAAGATTATATAGATGCTACTCAAAGGGCAACAGGTGTAACGGACACAGAACTTCGTCCAAGTTTTGACAGGCTTTTAAAATCCACTAAGGACGTTACAAAAGCACAACAATTACAGAATCTTGCATTGGATATTGCAGCGGGCACAGGTAAAGATTTAGCTACAGTTTCAGAGGGTTTGAGTAAACTTTATGACGGGAATTTCGGTGCATTAAAACGTCTTGGTGTTCCTCTTGATGAATCAATTGTTAAGAATAAAGATCTTGATGCTGCCTTAAAAGAATTATCTAAAACTTTTGCTGGTCAAGCTGATATTGCTGCTGGAACTTTTGAAGGCAGAATGAATAGGATTAAAGTTGCAATAGGTGAAGCACAAGAAACTTTAGGTTATGCTTTATTACCAGTCGTAGAACGATTTGCAGCTTTTGCAACAGATACTCTTGTTCCTGCTCTTGATGATTTTGTTGCAGGTTTAACAGGTGGACAACCAAACTCGGTCAAAAACGCATTAAAAGACGCTAAAGGTAGAGTACTTGAATTTAATGATGGTTTAGATACAACAGCAAATACAGGGGCTTATGGTTTGGGTATTGCATTACAAGAACTTGGAAAAACTTTTAAGGGTTTTAGTGATGCTTTACTTGGTGCATCAGGTAAAGAATCAGGACTTAAACAATTCCTTGATTTATTGACAAATATCACTAATGGAATAAATAATGTTATTCAGGCTTACGATCGTTTACCAGACATAGGTAAATTCTTAGTTAATCCTTTACCAGATTTGCTTTCACTTGTTAAACCCATTTCAAACGTTGCAAGTCAAACAGGTAATGCTGTAAATAATGTTGTGGTTAACGTTTCAGGTGCAATAGATCCACAAGGTGTTGCAAGAACAGTAACTAAAGTACTTGGTACTGCATCAAGAACTTCTGGTATTAAAGTACCTGCTTCAGCTGTTCGAGTTGGGTTGCGCTAATTGTGCCAGTATTCACACCCACACATAAAGTTACTATTGCTGGAGTTGAGTACACAAGCGAAGTATTAAACAATGCCACTATCACAGCAGGACGCGTGGATATATTTGACCAAACCCAACCAAGTTATTGCAACCTGGAGTTAATCAATCTTTCAGGTACAAGTCCAACAGTTAATTTGCTTGATTCAGTTCTAATTGAAACCAAAAACGCTTCTGGTACATTTGTTAAATTGTTTACAGGTGAAGTTTCAAGTGTTTCAAATGTTTTATCAGGTGCAGGTTTGGGTGGAACTTTTGCAAATGTGCTACAAATACAAGCTCAAGGTGCTTTATCAAAACTGGTTAAAAGATTTGCTGGTCAAGTTGCTTACCCATCTGAACTTGATGGTGCACGTATCACAAGAATTTTACAGGAAACACTTTATATTGCTTGGGAAGATTTAAGCACAACCTACAAATGGACAGATGTACCAGTTGATGCAACTTGGGCTACTTATGGTGTTCAAGGCATTGACACAATTGATGCGGGGCGTTACACGCTTCTTTCAAGAGCTGCTAGTTCCGATAACGCTTTTGATATGGTCAATAGCACAGCGTTTACAGGTCTTGGTTATATGTATGAAACCACAGCAGGAAACATTGGTTATGCTGATGCTGAACGTAGAACAAATAACTATGGAACAAACTTAATACCTTTTGATGCTCAAGTTGTTTCATCACAAGGTGTTCAAACCAGACTTCAAACAGCAGATGTTGTTAACAATGTTGTTGTTCAATATGGTGATCCGATAGCAGAAGTTGAAGCTATTGATGATGACTCAGTTAATCTTTATGGTGTTATTCAGCAGGTCAATACAACACTTTTAGCAAATAGCACAGAAGCCACAAATCAGGCAACACGTTTTGTAGCTCTTAGAAGTACACCAAAAACAGGTTTTGATTCCCTCAGCTTAAATTTAGCCAACGGCAATTTGTCTGACACAACTAGAAACTCGTTACTTGGCATCACAATGGATAAGGTCTTATTCGTGTCATCACTTCCAGTTGGCTTATTCCCAACAGGTGAATTTGAGGGTTTTATTGAGGGTTGGACTTGGACTCTTGGTAAAAACTCGCTAGATCTGCAAATGCTTGTAAGTAACAAAATTTACTCTACAGTTGAAGTACAATGGGAAGACTACAACCCTGCAACTCAATGGCAGAATTTGGATAGTGTCTTGACTTGGCTTGACTTAACGATAGGATAAGTAACTATGGCAACTACCACAAATTATGGGTGGACTACCCCCGACGACACAGGTTTAGTTAAAGATGGCGCATCAGCTATTCGTTCCCTTGGGTCAGCTATTGATTCAACAGTTTTTGGTTTAGGAACTTCTGGTGCTTGGACTTCTTATACACCAACAGTAAGACAAGGATCAACAAACGTCACTCCAACAATTACTTATGCTAAGTTTAAACAAATTGGAAAAATAGTTTTTGTGAACGTAAGTGTGAAAGCAACCACCGCAGGCTCAGCTTCAACTATTATTAACATTTCAGTACCATCAGGAAGAGTTCCGTTGACTGATGGATTGCAATACACTATTGGAACTTTTGGTATGTTAGATGCTGGAACAGCCTTTTATCACGGATATTGCACATATTCTTCAACTAATGGTGGTTTTGTTGGAATTGCTAATGGTGGCGGTAATGCTATGGGTGCTAATTCACCTGCTATAACTGTTGCAAACAATGATGAATTTTATATTAGCGTTGTCTATGAGGTGGCATAATGGTTACATTTGAGTGCAAAAAGAAAAATTGTTCAAATTTTGAAATCAAATTTGATTTTATTGGAAATGTTGAAGAAGCCGAATGTGGTGGTTGTGCAACAATGTTAAAATCAAAAGATTTAAGAGAAGACCCAAAACCTGTTGTTATTCCAATGGGATTAAAAAATGACTAATTACAAAGCAATAGCCGCTTCATATGGCAGAGCGTTTCTTGCAGCTGCAATAGCATGTTATATGACAGGTGCAACAGATCCTAAAATGCTTTTATCTGCAGGGATAGCAGCAATACTTCCACCACTACTTCGTTGGATTTCACCAAGCGACAGCACTTTTGGCTACGTTAAGGTCAAAGACAACAACGAACACTAATGAATGGTCGTCAAGCTGCAGATCAAATGCAGCAATGGCACATTGAACGTAAAACTGGTGTTAAAGGTCTTTGCTTAAAGACTTGCCGTTTAGCTTGGAAAATACCTGCAAAGTTTCCTTCTGCAATATCTGCTTGGGATAACACACCTAAAAAGAACAAATTTACTGACCCAATGACTGCCCCAATAGGTGCGACACACTTTTACAAAGGCGGACGATTCGGACACGTTGCGATACAAAGCCATAAAGCAGGTTATATTTGGACAACCGATATTCCAGACAAGGACTTGATAGGTCTTACTTATTACACAGCTGTAACAGATAAGTGGGGCTACAAATACCTTGGTTGGACTAACAAACTAAATGGGGTTGATCTGAATGTCTAAACCAAAAGCAAAAAAACAAAGCATTGAACTACCAGACGTAATGGCTAGTGAACTCGTACGCATTGTTAATACAGCTCACGAAGACGGCAAACTAATTGTGGGCTTTGTGGCTTGTTTAGAGTTGTTTGATGGTAAAAAGAAAACTGTAAAGATTGTTGCAAATCAAGATATGCCACAACATTCAGTATTTGGAATCATCAACTATGCAGCTGAAAAATATCAGTTTACTGTTGCACCAGATGAAGATGAAGATGACGATTTTTATGATCCTGAATGGTTTCATGGACAATGATAAATGAACTTATTGGAGTCATTGGTTTACTTATTACTATTCTTGTTTTGGTTATTAAAGCAACTTCAGAAATATCTAAAATGAAATCACAATTGTTTCCAAATGGTGGAAGTTCTTTATCAGATAAAGTGACACGCCTACAAATAGATGTTGTTAAAATTCGTAGTACTATAGATAGTATTAGTGCAGAGTTAGGTAAACCTAAACGAAAGAGGTAACGTATTAAACGTTACGTTGTTATTTCAGATTTGCAATATCCTTTTATTAAGAAACAGTACGTTGAAAGTCTTTTAGATTATATAGATTATGTTAAACCAGACAAATTGCTTTGTGTTGGTGATGAACTTGATTGCCAAACAATATCAACTTATGCTCGTGGAACAGCCCTAGAATTTGAGGGGTCATTACAAAAGAATATACTTGGACTTAAAGGCTTACTCAAAGAATTCCGTAGTGCTATTGGACGCAGTAAGCCTTTTCTAATTCAAAGAAGTAATCACACAATACGCATTGAAAAATATGTTAGCCGTCACGCACCAGCATTTGCCGTACTTGACGCAATCAAAATTGAAAACTTACTTGGATATAACGATAAAGACATTAACGTCACATACAACAGATCATTAACAGAAGTTGCCAAAAATGTCATTATGGGTCACGGAGACGAAGGCAGACTTTACAATCACGCAGGACAAACAGCTCTTGGACTAGCGACAAGAACAGGTAAAAACGTTGTTTGTGGTCACACACATAGACAGGGTATAAGCTCTGCAAGTCACGGATTTGCTGGCAAACTTGAAACACTTTGGGGCATGGAAGTTGGGCATCTTTGTGATCTTAATTCGGCTGGTATGCGTTATATGAAAGAGGGACACGCTAACTGGCAAGCAGGCTTTGGAATCTTATATGAACAAGACGGCAAAGTTAAACCTGAGCTAGTACCTTTTAATAAAGACGGCTCATTTATAGCCGAGGGTGAACTCTGGCATTAAAGTTGTTATGAAATTGTTATAATTCAATGCCGTGTTTTGACAGACCAATGCTTTAATCTCGTTTCAACGAGAGGGGCAAAATGGATAAAGTTTGGTATCCAATATCACACTTACTAGCACACGCATATCACACAATGGACTATTACCACAGAACAAGATGCCTATTTGAGAAATGCGATTGTGAAAACAAAATGCAACAGTTGCAAGAATTTTACGGACTATTTATAGGAGTCAATTAAATGGATTATCTAAAGAATTACATAGAAGTTAAAGATCGTATTCAAATGTTTTACGAGAAATATCCAGAAGGCACTTTGCATTTCGATTACAAAGGCATTTTGGAATTTAATGGTGAAACTTACATTTATGGCAAAGCGTGTGCATACCCAGATCGTGACAAATTGAATTATGCAAGTGGTTGGGCTTGGGAACGTGTACCAGCTAGAGGTTTTGCTAAGGGTGCTGAAATGATGACCCTTGAAACAAGTGCTTGGGGTCGCGCTATTGCAGCTCTTGGTATTGCAGTAACAAAAGGTATTGCTAGCCGAGAGGAAGTGCAACGCAATATGAAGCCAGAAAATGACCCTTGGCAGACCCCACCAGATGCCCCTAAAAAGCCCGTAGAGGGCAAAATTAAGCCCGAAACCCCTGCGTCTGTATCTGGACAAGGACAAGGCTTAGAACAAGGCTATTTTGGGTCATACAGAATCGCTACAGAAAAGCAAATAAACTTCTTGCATTCCCTCTGTAAACGTATTTATACTGATTGGGATAAAGAGAAACTACTGAAATATCTGCAATTCCTAAGTAAGGAACAGGAGTTTTCTAAGCTAGAACTAGCCCCATATACCATTGTTAAAAATCAACTAGATAATCAACAGTTGCTTTCAGACAATCTAGGTGCATGGTTAAGCGCTTCTAGACTTCCATCAGCTCATGAACAAAGTGAGATGGCAGCCGCAGATTGGAAGACAGACCAATTTTAGACATACTTTTGCTAAACCCATATTTTAGTGACGTTGAGCTACTACCAAACGATTACCGGAAAATAGCCGTTTGTGAGTCGTCACTAAATCCAGAAGCTGTTAACAGAACAGGCAAATATCGTGGCTTGTTCCAATTTGATAACAGATCTTGGGAATATGTTGGGGGAACTGGTGACCCTGCGCAGGCGTCTGTGTCCGAACAACTCCGACGGGCACAGATACTTGTATCAAGGCAAGGATTTCATAGAGCATTCCCACAATGCGCAAAGATAATGGGGGTTAAATAAGTGGAAGTTTTCTTAACTTTTGTTGGCATGTTTCTAGTGTTACTAGCGTTATATATGCGACAATAAGATTAGAAAGGGGGGCAAATGAAACCACAAGAAGTTTACAAGCTAGAGCAAATCTTGAGACTCTCAATTTCACAAGACTTACTCAGTAAAGCATCAAACTTTCATAATCGTGATGATATGGAAGAAGCAAGAAAGATAGTAGAAAAAAAACACTAAGTCAAGACAGGGGCATAAAATGGAACAAAGATACATAGATGGACTGCTATTTGCTGGAACAATACTAGCTATATTTGGTTTGGCTAATTTGTGGGAAGCGGTGAAACGTTATGTTAGAACTAATCGCTAGATGTGTTAGTTGTGGTAGTTGGACATATGCTGTTTCATATTGTAAAACTTGTATGAAAACCATTAAATGACATATTGGACATTATCACTTAGTGATGAATGGTACACACCACAATATGTGTTTGATGATCTAGGCGTTGAATTTGACATGGACGTTTGCTCACCTGGTTTACCTAAAGCTTGTACGCCAGCTAAACACCATGTCACATTGCCAAACGAAGATGGTTTACAAATAGATTGGAAAGGATTTATTTGGTGTAATCCACCATACGGCAACAAAAATCAAGCTTGGTACAAGAAGTTTATGGAACACGCAAACGGAATAGCGTTTCTTACTCTTGCTCAAATGCCAACACATAAATTCGTTGAGATGATACCTAAAATTGACGGATTGTTGATATATCATAAAAGAGTTCATCTTATAGATGGAACTACAGGTAAAAGACGTAATTCTCCAGGCGGAAGCATATTAGTGGCTATGGGTGACAGAGCTAAAGAAGCTATTAGTAAAAGCAAGCTTGGTACAGTTTGGATAAAGGATAAATAATGGCTACATATATTTGGTGTAAAGGCTGTCACAAAATGATTGCTAAAGAGCTTATACATGAGTGTGAACATGAGTAACGCAATCTATCTTCACTACCATTACGATTACGACAACAGTAAAGAAATCTTATGTCGTGACGCCAAGTGTTACCAAAAACGCTTAGAAGACCAAAAGAATCTAGAAGAATACCAAGACCAAATAGATCGTGATTTGGCATTAAAAGAAAACTTATTACACATAGAAAATTGTTTGCAAGATCCAAGGATTGACGACTACAGATAACAACTGATATAAGTACTATCTTGGTCGCTCACGCCAAGTCTAAAGTAAAGGTTGAGGGTTGGTTGATAGCCAATTTAATGGCCGTTAGAGGGTCTTAATCACCCATGCCTAATCTGCATGGCGTGTAACAATAACGAGAAGTTACGACATCAAAAGCTACTAATAACGAGTCTCCTATTAGTGATCTAAGTTTGTGATGATATGGCGAGACTAAGCCGAATAACAAATAAGGTTTCCGTTCGATAAACCTGAAACCGCAGGGGTTCAATTAGAGAATGGTTCTATTCATTAAGCCGTTCTCTGCCCTTCAACACACAAAGGTTCTTAATAGATATAATGAACAACATATGAATAAGATTAAACGTAATGGTTCAACATCTAGATGGAGAAAGATTAGAGTTGCAATACTCAGACGAGATAACCACACCTGCTACTACTGTGGAATACCTCAAGCTACTACAGTCGATCATCTCACACCCGTCGAGCAAGGCGGCGACGATTCATTCAATAACCTCGTTAGTGCTTGCGCAAACTGCAACTACAGTAAAGGCAATCGAACCGAAGAACAATACATTAAAGACCGAAACAAAAAACACAGGAGCAAAATGATGAAACAATCACGATTTTTTGAATTAGCACAGACACCACCGACCCCTGCTATGTTTTTCTCCCCAGAATGTCTTAAAAGTCCGTTTGAAAAGCCAAAAGGAAACTAAATGGGCTTAAGAGAAGAAAAACAGCGCATATTGCCAGCACTTGATAAGGCAACTGAAGAAGCACAACGTCAGGGCTTCATTACTGAACTTGACCTTGCTGGTATTGCAGCTTTGTTTACTATTGCAGGTGTTTTGGATTCAGGAATGTTAAAACCTATGGAAGAAATTAAATACTTATCACAATTACAGTCAGGGTTAGACAAGTATGGTCTCAGCTTGTTTGGTCGAAAAGAAAAACCTGAGTTAGAAGTTGGTGAAGATATCCTTGACGATCTTAGGAAACTCAACCCCGAGAATTCAGACCACTCCACTAGCTCTCCCAACTAGAGGTAACGAGGTCGCAGAGTTTGCGCGACAAATTGAAATGCCTTTGCTTGATTGGCAAGCATATTTAATTGACGAGGCTTCAAAGATTAAAGAAGATGGCACTTGGGCTTACAAGAATGTGCTGGCTATTGCAGCTAGACAAAATGGTAAAACACATTTACTGAGAATGAGAATCTTGGCAGGGCTTTATCTTTGGGATGAAGAACTACAAATTGCAAGTGCTCAAACCAGAGATTTATCGTTAGAGACTTTTAAGAAAGTTGTGGAAGTCATTGACAACTATGACTGGTTACGCAAAAAAGTTCGACACGTGACAAGGGCTAATGGTCGTGAAGAAGTAATGCTAAAAAATGGTATGCGTTACAAAATTGTAGCAAGTAATTCAGGTGGGGCAAGAGGCTTGTCTTCTGATCTTGTAATACTTGATGAGCTAAGACAACAAAAAACTTATGATGCTTACTCAGCTCTTGTATTTACTATGAACGCTAGACCTAACTCACAATTCTGGGGCATATCAAACGCTGGAGATCATTACAGCATTGTGCTTAATGCTATGAGGCAACGTGCTTTAGACAAAATAGAAAAAAATTTAGATGATCCATTGTGTTTCATGGAATGGTCAGCAGCACCACAAAGAAAATTAAGTGACATTGAAGGTTGGAAAGAAGCAAACCCTGCACTAGGAAGAACAATAAGTGTTGATGCAATTAAAGCAAGACTTAGTGACCCACCAGAAATCTTTCAAACAGAAGTGTTATGTCAATGGGTAGAAACAATGAACTCAGCTTGGGAACAAGGTGCTTGGAATTCTTGTATGCAACCAAACCTATCACTCAAGCCTGACAGACCAACTTGGCTTGGTGTTGAAATAAGTCCAGAACGTAATTCCTGGGCTTTAACAGGTTCACAAATACTAGAAGACAAATCAATAGCTGTAGGTTTAATGGAATATCAAGACCAAGACTCACCAATTGACGATCTGTTTATTGCTGGACGCATAGCCGAATGGGCTAAGCACTACAACGCAGAAGAAGTTATAGCAAACAGGTTTACAGGTGACTCAGTTGTAGCCAAACTTAAACAAGCAGGCATAAACGCAAACGTGATTAAAGGAAGTGATTATTACACCAATTGCGATCAAGTACTTAGTGCTATGAGTGGTGGACGATTAGCTCATTCAAACCAACCAGAACTATCAGCTAGTGTTAATAGTTGCATAAAGAAATCAAATGACACAGGTGCTTGGTATGTGATGAGACGTAAACTATCAACAGCTGCAATAAGTATGATTTTGGCAGTAGGTAAAGCAGAACAGTACGGCTCAAGGTCACAAAACCAAGACATTGTAGTTGCTTAGGTGCTTGACTTACATAACGATTTGGTAAAGAATTAGAAGTTATGGGCTTCTTCCAAAATCTTTTAGGTATCACACCACAAGACGACGTCAACAAAATGGACGCAGCCGTAGCCCCATACAATTATCAAGATTACTCACAACCATTTGGTGTTTATGGTGTAACAAGTGTTTTACGTGCACAAGCTATGCAAGTACCAGCAGTAGCAAGAGCTAGAAATATAATTTGTGCAACAATTGGATCATTACCTTTAGAAGTTAGACGCGAATCAAACAATTCAGAAGTCCCAACCCCACCTTTCATTAGACAACCAGATCCAAGAATGACAGGACAGTCTGTATATACATTTTTGGCAGAAGATTTGTTGTTTACAGGTAATGGATATTTACAAATACTTGAACTTGGGACAGATGGACGACCATTAAGCGCACAATGGGTTTCAGCAAGTCGCGTAGGTAAAAACTTAGACAAATCAAGCACCACAGTTGTAGGTTACACACTTGACAACGCACAATTACCAAATTCTGGTCTTGGTTCTTTAATACCATTTACAGGATATGACGAAGGATTATTAAACAGAGCAGGAACAACTATTCTTACTGCTTTGGCATTAGAAAAAGCAGTTAAAAGATTTGCAGAAGAACCAACACCTAACGTTGTGTTGAAATCGAACTTGCCAATGCCAGCAGAAAGAGTTACAGCCCTATTAGATTCTTGGAAACTTGCCAGACAAACTCGTGGCACAGCTTTTGTTAACGACACAATCGATTTTCAAAGCATAGGTTTTAGCCCAGAACAATTAACGCTAAACTCAGCACGTCAATATATGGCTTCCGAAATTGCTAGGGCTTGTAATTTACCTG